TCGTATATTTTCCATCACTATCTTCTACTAAATTATGAGGTGGGTAGGCATTATAAAGATAACCACCTACTTGATTCTTCATCTTTAGCATATCTCTAAAGAGTTGCTCATGTCCCACAGTCCAAGAACAAAACTTGGAAAAGAAGGGATCATCACTCACTGTCATATATGCGTTCATATCATTTCTCCTTATAGCAAGTTGATATAACGTGATCCATTGTTGGCATCACACATATATTATAATGCATAAAGCGTTATTTGTCAAGAACTTTTTTTCTTTTTCTTTCTTTTTATAGAGCCATCTGAGTTTCTAGCAAATGAACTATTCTTTTTCCTGTCTTTTACACGCAAGTTGCTACGATTGTTAGTTCCTCCTTTGCTCAAAGGTTTTTTGTGATCAACATGCTTTCCATCTCCTTTTTTAACAAGGCCAGCACGTTCTAACATTCGTCTTGCTTTATTTCTAAGAACACGTTTCTTAATGTTTTTAGGTTTGCTCTTTGTGACTCTGTTCTCTCTTTTGTAATCCCTTGCCATAGTCCTTTCCTTTCTCTATTATTTCTTCTATACTTCTACCGCAACCAACACAGTAGCGGCCATCTTTATCTGGCTTGCATATGTTTTTACACGCCACAAGAACCACCATGTCCGGTGATATCGCAGATGTCATGTGTCTCTAAACCTTCCTCAAACTCTTCACCAAGCTTTTCTACAGCTTCAGAATACGGCACCGAAGAAAGAGGTTGTCCTCCCCTACATCCGTCAGGGTACACCGTGAAACCTCGCAACCTGTGAGCATAAGAAGCAAGAGTATTAGTAAACTCATCAACTGTATCTTCATTGTTAAGCTTACTCCCCCACTTGGGCAGATTAATGGTGCTGCTAATAGACATGTCAACATAGTCCTGTACGTCTGCCTGAAACTTCATGCGCCTCTTGTAGTCTTCCGCAAGATCAAGAGCAGACTCAATCTTGTTAGGATCAATGCCATATAGATCAATGATCTCCTGCGCTGCACTGTCTACCACATACTGGTAGTGCCAGCGATTACCACCCTTGAGATACCTACGCTTGTAGGCAACTGCAAAGATAGGCTCAACACCTGTAGAGGTGCCAGCTAAAATCCCAATAGAACCCGTTGGAGCAATGGCTCGATTAGCAACAGGAGTACTACAGCTAAGAGTACGACTAAAGTTGGCGCTAACGTGATCACTAACTCCTTTATATACCGACAACCATTTGTGAAGCCCTTCGGTAACTTCATACTTTTGTCCTCCCTTGATAAGCCATTCGTGCATACCCATAAGACCAAGACCAAGCCTACGATTTTTCTCTCTTGTCTTATAGACTTTATCGTATGGTAGCTTGGCCCTGAGTGTACCGCATAGAAGGAACTTGGTGCCAAGCTCTACTACATCTGCAAACTCTTTTAGATCGTCAATGCGCCCCATATTAATAGAACCAAGATTACAAACATCAGAATCATCTTCAGATGTAACCTCCGTGCAAGCGTTACGCAGCGTCTCATTTTCCTTCTCAAAGAAATTAAATGAGAAGCCGGGTTCGGCGGTGGATAATGCTTGTTGAACATTAGCCTTAAAAGTATTTCCAACATCTCCTGTCTTCCAGTAGTTAAGTAACCATTCAGTATCATAGTTCACGCTGATGTTTGTCATATCTAGCGGAGCATTAAAGTTAAAGTCTTGTTCTTTGACCTGACCAATGGTGAAACCTGTTTCTCCTACGGGCATGTCATACCAGTTCTTGCTGGTAAGAAACTTTTCAACATCAGCATGTTTCCAATTAAGACTAGCGTAGATAGCAGACCTACGGCTACCACCTTGCATAACACGCCTACCAATTTCATTGATCATCTGCATCTTTGGTATAGGACCAGAAGCAAGACCACCAGTGCCGTTGAGTATCCGCCCCTCTTCACGATAGACAGAGTAATCAATACCAATACCACCACCTGTCATCAGGCAGGACTCAGACTTCCAAGAAATGTCAGCCCAATCTTCTCTGGTATCTTCCTCTGCCTTGAGAAGATAGCAGTTGTTAAAGAACTTATTATCACGCCCAGCGTAATAAAGATAACGACCACCGGGAATAAATTTCAGGTCGGTGATCATACGTTTCAATTCGTCTTTGTCCTCCTTCGGCAGGTAGTCCTGACATACATCGTCTACCAGTGTAGAGGCTAGTGCATCCCATGTCTCACACCCATGATGGGCATACTTGTGTTTGAATATGTCTTCGCTAAACTTGGAGCGAAACATAGGGTTTTCGTTAGAACGAAATTGTGGCATAGCTTTGTTCCCTTTCTAATTATCGTATTCCATTTCCAATATGAGTTGGGCATAGTGGATTGCTTTCTCGATATCCTTCCTCCCCTCTCCCTTAGTGCGATGTCGAGTAATATATTTTATCACATTACCCTCCAGATAGTCAAGCCCATTAGCATGAATATATTCAACTGGTTGTATCTTGCATCCCTTGTAGTGTGATCCTCCTACCTGTTGATCCAGTGGTTTTTCTTCTTTCATACGTCTAAGATAGTAATCATAGTTGCGCTCTCCCTTTGGGTAGTTTGCCTCGTCATAGGAAAGAGTTAAGCTTTCGTCTGATTTCATTTACGTTCTCCGATGTCACGGCTTTGATTGCAAAGTCTCTAACAGTATCTGGTTCTAGTCCAGCTAAGTGACAAGTACTTTCAAAGTTCTCACATGTCACACCAACAGAGGCGAATACCCAAGCTGATGCCTGATCTCTTTGAAGGGCAGTCTCATTAGTTTCATTAGGTTCTTTTGGCTTACTCATGTCAAGAAGAGCCTGAAGTATAATAGCTAGATTAAGAGTTCTATCAGGGTCTTTCTGTGTCAGATCGTAGAGGCTATCGAAGTCGAGAATGTCACTCATCTTCTACCTCCTGAACAGGGCGATAAAATTTCCCGCCCACATAGTTATTGTAGTAGGCGGGTTCATCTGTTCCCTCTAACTTTGCTGTAAGAACTTTATAGATCATTTGAAAATAACACTCATAGTATCGGAGGCTCCTTTTATTTTTGTACTCACCGACAACCTGAAACCTGAAATGTTTCTTGCCGATCTTCTTTATGTCTTCGTTAAGATATTTACTAGAGCCTGTGTATATTCTCCAATTAGATTCTACTTTCTTACCTTTACGTGTTACATAATATTGTTTACAACCGATATAGGCTTTCTTAGTTTTCTTATTTGTTATTCTATAAACAAAGCCAAAGTTATTCTTTTTGTCAAACTCTTTATGATACTCCCAATGCGTCACCAGTTAGTCACTTCCTCCACGTCAGGTTCTTTAGCCACGTTGGTAAGATACCTACGACCATGTGCGTACTTGAAGACACGAATACCTTTACCTTGGTTAGCATCAGCCCAACATTCTCTTTTGTAGCCACAATAAACACAACTAACAGGAAGCTTACGGTTGCCAGACTTACCATCAGGTATATCGGAATAGCACCTATCAGGTAGAGTATCCTGTGAAACCAATCCTTTAAGGTGAGAGATTCTCTGCTTCGCATTGATCATATCCATGTGATGTAATTTGGTAAGACATATCTCTCCTGTTGATTTGTTGATAGCAAGGAAGGCTGCTTCATTAATACCATTAGCTTCTGCATAGGCAGATATCTGTGCAACATAGCCAAAAGGATCGTCCTCTGCTAACTTGTTATGCTTGAACTTGTCGAAGCCAACACCACTAGCAGACTTACAATCAACAATGACGCCATCAATAATACAATCCTGATGTCCGGTAACACCTTCCACCTCCACTTCTTTCTGTTGATCTGTTACTTCATGTCCTGATATAGTAGAACACAAAAGCAAAAGTTCTTCTAGAATATATCCATATAAAAACTTGATACGTGTGGCTGGTGTTAGGTCAGCCTGATCAAGGGGTTTATTAACATCATACCAAATGCGGCGGTCTGGCTTGCCAATGGCAGAGAGCCTGAGATTGCCACGATCTTTGGGTGTGTCATATAAGAAATCTTTAATGTGAACCTTTAGCATTTCACCAAAGGTATCAATATGTTTGTCCACTTCACTCTCGTCCATGTCTATAGGATCAAGTGTGAACAGACTATATATGTCTTCAACGAGAGTGTCTATTGTTTTCATAAGAAAAAGAGGGAGGGAGTAAGGACCAGAAACTCCCTCCCCCTTCCTTTCTACGCTATATTAAAAGGGAACAGCTTCGTTCTGCTGCACGTAACCTCCTTCGACAGGGGCAAAGTCTTCTCCCCCACCTCCAGAGTACTCAATGAAGTCAACTACCTGTACCGCTGCAAGGTCAGCAGATATACCAGAATTTCCAGCATAGTTCCATTCAAAAGGAATAGCCTTGACATTTACAGTGCTGCCATTGGCTACCAGCTTACCGTCCCACAGGTTGTTCTGTGAGTCTTTAACGATGGGTGCCTGACGTTGCGTACCATCCTTACGCAGAACCTTGCGCTTGATAGTTACAAAGTCACCACGATCATCGCCCTTATTTGCAATGGGAAGGCCAGCACCTTCGATGACTGAGCGATTGTCATCATCGACCTCAATCTGAATACTCCACACCGGATCAAACTTGGTGTTAGGCTCCGTGATAGAAGCATAGTGGCACTTACCAGAAATGTAAATAGGATCGTTCATTCTATTCTCCTTTAAAAATACCGCACCATTGCGGCCATGAGTGGGGATCATTCCCCGATGCTGTCTACTACAAAACAACAGCATGTATTATACCATAGAAGTTTGTAGAAGTCAATACCTTTAATGTGTTTCTGCCCAATTATTTCCAACTTTATAATCACAGTCCAGATCACACTTAAAATTTAGTATCTCTTGTGTAGTTTTCATAGCCTCCTTTGTTACCTTGGTAAAGCTATCTATGTCTGGCTTGGCTACCTCAAACTGGTACTCGTCATGCACAGACGCTACAAGCTTGGCATCAAGGCCATGCTCCCAGATCATTCTGTCCATTTCTACCAGCCACTGCTTACAGACAATAGCACCAGCACTTTGAAGAAGTGTATTAAGAGTTGCATGTTCATGTCTTATGTGAAGCATACGACCATCAAGACCTTCGATCCTGCCAGATTGGCTGTCATTTAAAACTTCCTCCTTTAGCCTGTCAAGTTTGGCTTCCGAAGTAATATCATTTCGTAAATCTGCAAGTGAGGGCATGTTCTTCAGAAACTTTGCA